GTTTCCCAGTCACGATCCTCACGGGTATGGTATATGAAGGTGAAGTTAATCACCAAGCCTGTTTAGTAATGCGCATCTGTCGTTGATCACATTACGGTACCTACTCGTCGCTAGCACCTCTCAGATTTCTCTGCTACCAAGATGCATCGCCGCCTGACAGTGTCTTGAATTTGCATAACACCCGGCTATACCTTGTTGTAAGTTAAACTCAACTAAGAATCAGATTTACCTCAATGTCTTTTTTACGTAGGTCTCAGAGGCTATGCGACTACATGGATTCTTAGCAAACTACAGTATATTATATTAGATCTAGATTTATGTCAAGTTAAATATAACCATCGGCAATTAATAATTTCAATCATTATGGCAAGAAGATTTTATCAAGGTAGATACTCGGTAAAAAACACCGAGAAATATCTAGGTGATCCAACTGATTGTATCTATAGATCATCATGGGAAAGAAAAGCCATGGTGAAATTTGATGAAAGCCAATCTGTTCTTGCTTGGGGTTCCGAACCTTTTGCTATTCCATATCGTTCTCCTGTTGATAATCGTATACATCGTTATTACCCGGATTTTATTGTAAAAGCCGCGAATAATCAAGTTACGTTGATTGAAGTTAAACCATTTGCAGAAACACTACCACCACAAGCTCGTGGAAAGAGCAAAGAACGATATGCTCAAGAACTACAGACTTTCCTAGTCAATCAAGCCAAGTGGGAAGCTGCAAGAAAATTGTGTGAGGAAAAACATTGGCGGTTCGTTGTGATGACTGAAAAAGAAATCAACCCTTAGGACAAAGAGGTCAACTATCATGTCATTTTTACCATTAGATTCATCGACAGCAGATCTCGTCAGTTTGACAAAAGGTGTTTTCAAAGACATCACAGGAACTGACGCTTCCTCTGTTCAAACCAAAGCTTCTGCGTTAGCTGATAAAGTATCAGGGAGCAAACGAAACACCTCGGTACTGACCTTCCCATCAGATCTAAACTCAGAAGAATCTGGTGCTTCTATTTTGTTTAATATCAATGTTCCAACAGGGTCACAATACCTAGGTAAAAAATACAAAGTTGTTGATGGTCAAAGTACAATCGAGCAATCTTCATCTAACTCACTATCACGTAAATTTAGTGGTCGCACTAGTCGTATTGCAACAGCTATCAATTTATGGGTGCCAGGTCAAATCCGTGCTGGGTATTCAGCAGATTGGAACAAAAGTGATTTAGCTTCTGTTGGTGCGATGATGGATGCTGCAACATCTATGGGTGGTCTTAATATGGACAACCTAGAGCGCATTTGGGGTATTGGTAAGACTGTTCTACCGGATGTGGCGATGAATACCACAGCAGGTGTTATACAAGCGATAACACCATTTAACGTGCTAGATGCTAAGAATTGGTATACAAACCAAGTTAACAACCCGTATATGGAAATGATATTTAACGGTGTTGCTGGTAGATCGTTCTCATTCACATTTAAAATGATACCGCGCAATGCCGCTGAAGCAGAAACCATCAGAAAGATATGTTATGAGTTTAAATTCCATCAAGCACCTGAATACAAATACGGCGATGTCAACTTATATTGGACTGCACCCTCAGAGTTTGATATCAAGTTTCTTTATCAAGGTGAGGAAAACAGCAAGTTGTTTAAGATCTCAACGTGCGCATTGACATCATGTGAAGTTACTTATGGTTCAGATGGTGGGTTTGACTATTATCATGATGGTACTCCAGCTGTAACAACATTGCAGTTGACTTTCCAAGAGATGGAGTTGTTGACAAAAAATCGAATCGAATCGGGGTACTAATCATGGGATATTTCAGTAGATTTCCATTTGTAACAACGACGTTTAACAACCAGGAAATGATTGGGGTTAATTTAACCAAGCGCACCGGCATTCTCGCCAATTACAAGAGCGACTCAAGGTACTTTATCACCTATTACATTAAGGATGGCGAGACGCCTGAGATATTGGCAGATCGACTATATGATTCAGCAGAATATGCGTGGGTTGTTCTAATGTTTAATGATATTATCAATCCATTTGAACAATGGCCTATGGACTATCAATCGATATTAACATACTGCCAATCTAAGTATGATGATATCAATGCCGTACACCATTACCAGTCTATATCAACTGGATTAGAAGTGGATGAAGACTATGCTGAATATGATCGTTTGGTTGTGACTAACATCGAATATGAAATGGCAGAAAATGATAAGTTGCGAAATATCAAACTACTTATCCCAGATTATGTACAGACAGTAGTTACCCAGCATAATGATATCATAGGGGGTGTCTAATGAAGACCACGTATGATTCGGAAGGTTCGTATAACTTAACTAAACTTAATCTAATTAAAGGTTATGAAGTTATTGACCTCACAGGGATCTTTATAGATATTGCAATTTATGAGAGTATGTTTGATCAGGTGATATCAGGTGATATTAGTTTGATTGATACTAAAGCGATTGATGAGAGAACTCCATTGGTTGGTAATGAGCGAGTTGAGATTGAGTTTTACACAGCAGGTAATGATTCATCACCTATTAAGATTACCGGGTTGGTTTATTCGATTGACCCTAAAAGTAGAATCTCACAAACAGCTTCTGGGTTTATCATTCGTTTTGCTGATGAATTTCTCATTAAAAGCAGTCGCATGGCATATCGATATGGTCATCAATGTGAAATTAGCAAGATGGTGCAATATGTGTATAAAAATACCATGGGGTCTGATGCTAAATCATTTGAGGCTGTCGATACTATTGGGATAGATCATTTTGTGGGTAATAAGATACCACCGTTGAAAGTAATTAACAAAGTATCTGATAGAGCTCGGTCTAAGTCAGGTGATTACGGTTATATGTTTTATCAAGACAATCGTAAATTCAATTTCAAACCGTTAGAATACTTGTTCCAACAAGACCCTACAACTGAGTTTATTAATGTTGATCAAGGTGTGTACAAAGACGTAAAACAAAAGGCTGTTGAGCGATTCACAGCTATCCAGAAAATTGAAATCGATCCGTTGAATAACACATACTCAGAACGTATTGCACGAGGGCATCATGGTACACGTTGGTATTCGATAGACATACAACAAAAGCAAGTAGTTAAATCTGATTGGTCGAAAACTGCTAATTTTAACTCTGAAAAATCCTTAGGTAATCACCCTGAGTTGTTTAATGACATTGACACAGAAGTTGATGGATTGCATTACTCAGAAGTTCAACGTGATGTCTCTCAAGGTTTAGCTGACAAGCAGAAAAATACGATGATAAAAGATTGTATATTCACATTTAGAGCGTATATCACTGTCATGGGTGACTCCTCATTGTGCATCGGTCAAACTGCGAAGGTCAATCTACCAAACTGGGATAACCGTGGTGATGCATCTAAAGTTAATCCATATGACGGTAAATTTCTAATTACTGAGATTAAACATGTTTTGACTAAGAGATCATACATACAATCTATAACAGTACAAAAAGATGCCTATCAGTTGGAGTATCTACAATGAGTTTAGAATTTGCACCTTTTATTGGAATAATTGAAGACATACACGATAGTGAACAACTGGGTCGCGTTAGAGTCAGAGTATTTGGTGAGCATACTGATAATAAAGGTAAGCTACCAACTAAAATGTTAAAATGGATGTCTGTTATCGTATGTAATTCGGCAGGTGTTTCGGGTGTAGGTGATTCCCCAACAGGATTTGTTGAAGGGGCTATGGTGTTTGGTTACTTTGTTGACCCATATCACCAAGAAGGTGTGGTTGTTGGATCAATCACAGGAAAACCCGTGTCTTTACCAAACCCATCACAAGGATTCAACGATCCAACTGGAACATTCCCAACTTATGTTAATGAATCTGATGTAAATCGTTTGGCACGCGGTGTTGAGACTGCATTAGTCACTCAAAAGAAAAACACAGTAACTGGGATTCCAGGTGCATTTCCATCTGATTCTTTCAATGAACCCACAACACCCTTTGCTGCGAAATATCCGTATAATCGAGTATTTGAGACTGCGTCAGGTCATGTTGTGGAGTATGATGATACACCAGGCGCTGAGAGAATTGCCATCCATCACAAATCAGGTACATTTGAAGAGATTCACCCTAATGGTGATAAAGTGGTAAAGACCCATGGTGATATGACTGAAATCTTTCTTGGAGATCAGTTAG